TTTTCACGCATTAGCTCCGTCATGGAGTTTCCAGGTACCTCTATGTCGTCCAAAATCATCAAATCTGCGCGACTTCCGGTTAGCTGTCCAGTTATACCCACGCTTTTGACGCTTGGGGCTTGGTGAGGTGAACAATTTACGTCGAAGCTGATGCGACTCCAACGAGAATCTTCTGCTTTCGGTCTGAGGTGATTGAGCCATGGTGTTTCAATGATAAGTTTCTGTAAGAAAATGGACATGTTATCGGCTCTTTCTTTAGAGGCCGATATAATCATTATCTTTCGTTCTGCATCTTTGAAAAGAGTCCAGAGAACAAACGCTCCAGTAATCCATGATTTACCAACACCACGGAAGGCTTGGATCTGGAGACGTTTCGGACCGTGTTGTAAGTAGTCAGCAATTGCGTACTGTGCACGTGTTGGATGAGGTAGGTCAAGTTGCTCCCATAATGCTTGTAAGAATAGCTTAAAATCGTCTTGTAAGGCGGTTAAAACATTAGTCATAAGGTTATGTATATAAGAATCATTTCAGAGGCCTTCTAGACCCCTGTGGTGTCCTCTTGTTCAATATCCTCCTTATTGATCCTAAGCTTTTCATCGACAACTTCCTTTTTTTTATTTCTTTCGACTGTATTTAAACCCATGTATTCTGATATACCAAATTCTGGTAAACCTTCTATCATAGATCCTCGTTCTCTAGCCTGCTGTCCTCTTAATAATTCAGGAGATAAATTCTCTGGTGTACCAGCACCAGGTGTAGATTGAGGTAGAACTTTAGGTATATTTTCATCCATAAATGCCTTTAATTCTGGGTTATTACCTTTCTCAAACATCCACTGCATGGCGGCTAATTCCGCCTCTCTACGTAGACCGCCACCACCTCCTTTAATTCCCAACTTTGTTAGATTTTTAAGCAGGTCTGGAGTTACAGTTTTCGGCCACTTTGTACCTGATAAAACACCATAAATTTCTCTTACAAATTTACCAGATACTCTAGCTTCATTCGCAAAATCAGCTGCAATAAGTTCTTCTTTTGTATTCTTAGTGCCTAAAAGTCTTTGTATTTCTAATGGTATACGTTTATTACTTTTTTCTAGATTTAATGCAGCAGGTAAAAGTACATGATTTCTCCAATGTTCCCAGCCTGCAGCATCATGATCATCTAAACTTATAGCATTAATATGATCATCATGTATAAGTTGATTTATAAAACGTTTAGGTGCTTGAAGTCTTTTTCTTAATGTTTTATAATGGCTACGTGCATCAGCTTCACTATAACCATTTCTTTTAGCATAATCTAAATAGTCTTCTAATGTAAAAGTTTTATTTAAAGTTTCAGCACGTTTATCAGCTACTTCTAGGAATTTTGCTGTTAATGATTTTGGGCTAAAGTTACCTTTACCTTTAGGATCTAAATACCATTTATCATTAGCATATTCAAAATAAGGAAAACCTTTTAATGTACCATGTAATATACGGTATGCTAATGCTTCCTTTCTATAGGCTCTCCAGTCAGGGTTTTTAGTATCAAGCTTAACTTTCGGCTTCGCCATCACGCAAGTCCTCTGTTTCTTCTTCTGTTACTTGATTGGGATTCGAGTTTGGTTCCTCCTCCTCTTTTATGGGAGACATCCAGCTTATCGCCATTACCATAGGTACCTCTTTTACGGTTTTCACGGTTAAGTTCTACTCGTTTAGCGATTTGTAATGAACCTCTATTATAACGAGCTTGTTGTTTAACTCTTCGTTTCCTAGCAGATGTATTCTTTTTGTAATATTCAGACGTGCTTTGTACCATAAAGCCTCCTTTGAACTAATTCAGGATCAATTTTTGGCATTACTTTACTTAATTTATCAAGTGGATTACCTTCATAAGCCACTCCAGTGACATCATTTGTCTTCAGCCAGTCACAGGCTGCTTTAAGTTCATGAGCAGAAGCCTCGCCACTCTTGACTCGTTTAAGGAATTCTTTAGTGACGAGGTTATGAAGCTCATTGAAGTTTTCTTCAGTAGCTTTTTTCATTATTCAAAATACTTTTTATTTTCAGGATGCTTTTTTAACCAATCATCTAATGCTTTTTGGCTTTTAAATCCTGCAGCTTTATAAGCTGGTTGACCTCTACCTCTAGTTTTACTTAAAACTTTAAGATCTTCGTTAGCCATTCTCTCCAGGGAATAGGTTTTTTCTTACTAGAACTACTGCAGCATCATCGATGGTGTTGTCGGTAGACTTAGCATAAGCTTCTAAAAGGTCTACAACTAGTTTTTTAACTGATTTAGAACTCAAGAAGGTGAATAGTATTGGCTTAATTAGTAGAATCATTGTTTTTAGTGGTTTCTGTTGTTAATAATGACACAATAGGAACGATATCGTTACACATGTGCTCGACGCGTGAACCAGGTCTAAGGGTAAAACCCTTTTTCATTAGTTCGGCGCACTTTAGGGCGCGTACTAGTTCATAGTCCACGCGCATCTTTTCATTCTGACGTCTAGCTAGAGACTTACACATCTCAGTGATGGTACCATCCATAGGAACCATGAAGTTTATTTGAGCGCCATAGTTCCAGCCTCTCGAATAACTCTCTGGATCGTATGGTTTGTTCTCACTAGCTAACCAGAAAGGAGAAAAGGTCATGGTAGGCCCATTACAGGCTATACCACGACCATTATATCCTCCCATTTGTTGTCTTGAAGGTGCACCATTGTTTTGGAATTGCACTGCTTGGTTGGTGACATTGCCAGTTGCAGTGCTTTCAGGTGCCGCTGTATTGTATGTTTCATCCCCTTCAGCGTAGACAGGACTCGCTATTGCGAGAAGACTGATAAGGATGTAGTTGTAGCGTTTGTTGAAATTGATCTGTCTATGTCGATTGTTTCTAAAAGAACTAAACCAGTTGTTGCATCTGCTGTTCTGGTTACTGTCTCCAGTTGAAAGTCTTCCCCTGCTGTAGTTAAATTGAATACAGCGTCTGAGGCTGTTATCCCTCCAGAAGTGGCTGAAGTAGCTGTAATGTTTGTACCAGTCCAGCTGTTTAATTCTCCGCCATAGACTTTTTGTTCGACCGTTTCTGTAACGGTTTGAACTGTGGTGGTAGTTGCGTTCATTGAGCCTTGTGTAAAGGCTGGTGTTACTGTGTTTGCTCTTGCCACGGAGGGGGATAACAGTGCTAAGAGTATTAGCCATCGTTTCATTCGTCTTTCTTTTTAGCCATAGGACAATTTATGGGTGTTTGATTACCTTTATCCTTTGAATTACCTGTAGAAAGTCCGAAGGTAGCAAGCGCTCCAGTGAAAACGGATGCTACAAAAGTTATATCGGAGTTTCCAGCTTTCTTTATCATTGGTAATTCAACGTAATTCATAGTAATTATGAAGCCTGACCATACGACAACACCTAGTCTTACGAATGTACCTAGGATTTGTATCTGGTGTTCTTGATCTTCTGCAGCATCTTTCAGCTTATCCAGCAGGTTCTTCGGCTTTTTTATCGGTGTTTCCATTAAGTTTCTTTTGGATGCGTTTAGCTAGTTGCATAAATAAAGGTTTGAACACCTTCACACAATGTTTAAATAAACTTGTAGCAGTTAATGTAGCAGCTACAGAAATAAATGCTGTAGTAGCTGCTGTTACCATGATTTCTTCTTGAGGAATTGGTATCGTAATATCAGTGAACGGTATGTTAACTCTTTGTATTTCAGTATGAGATTGTTCATTATCTTCTTCCTCTTCTTCAGTACCTTCAGGACCTTGTAAAGCACCAGATGGTACTAACATAGGTTTAAAAGAAGGTAAATCTGCTGAAGGTGCATCTAAAATAGGACGTGGTAGGTTTGGTGGACCAGGTAATATTTGTGTTGGAAGATTAAATGAAGGTAAAAGTGGTGGCCCTATAATGTCGGCCAAGCTTCTAAAGCGTCATCCTTTATTAATTTAGCTAAAGCATCTGTATCCGCACATGCTGCAATCTGATCCTCTCTTGCTTTACATTTTGTCCTTATAGCTGTACGATGTGTTGTAATATTAGAAGGCACAGCAGAACCACCCTCTTTCTCACGAATTACCATCCAATCTGTATCGGTTAAGAGCTTCCTAGCCGTATTTTTTTGGGTTTGAGTCCAGTCAGATTTTAGATCAGCAATTGGCTTAGGAGTATCCGGTGCTGAATAGAATCTTTCATCATAATCAGCTATTTCAGTAATGCCAGCAGCTGCACGTGAAGAAGGTGTACTATTTGCTAGCCACTTAGAGGGATACTGTGTACCATTTGAATCTCTAAAAGCAACACCCTCTTTTAAAATCTTTCCGTTTAATTTATATGCCATAATATTTGAATTAGTTGATTATTGATCTTCTAGAATTATACCATCGCTCTCCCAAGCAAAAACTTCTGTTGATGCCGCACCAGAGTCATGATGCCAAGTAGAATTATTAAATGTAGATATGCCGCTTAAAGAGAACCAACCGGCAGTCCCGTTTCCAAGTGCACTTACCACAGCGTCGCCATAATTAGTCCCGTTAACTGTAAAATCACTATCATCTACAGAACCACCACAAACTACATACACCCGAAAGCTACTAACAGTTAGCGCCCCAGAGCTGCCATTTTCAGCGTCCCAAGTGACGGTGGAATCATCATAAGGTTCACATGGACCACTCGTGCTGCCGTTGAACATATTTGGAGCCTCTGATCCTGTTTTATATCCAGCACTTGCACTAACATCATCACTAAATGTGTGTTCAGAAGTATGCCAAGTATCACCTCCACCAGCACTAGCACCGGAGGCACCCGCTCGGATGCCTGTATTACTTAAAACCGACATTATGTTGCTCCAAGATTATCTGTAGCTACCACATGTATTTTACCAGCTGCTTGTACGATGTAGTCAACCCTGCCTATTTTATTCTCGGTGGCGGTGAAACTTGGTGCTGTACCACCTGCAAAATACCATTGATTTTCCCAAGTTGGAGCCGCACAAGTAGTGCTACCTTGAACAATAAAAATTGAACCTGATTGACCAGCTACTTCTGTTGAAGGATTGGCGAATTCAATACTGCTGTGACCAGTAGTTAATATGAAATTATTACCAGCCCCAAAGTCAATAGTAATGCTGGTAGCAGAAGTTAAAGTATTAATATTGCCACGTTGAGAACCAGTCCAAGTTTGATCTTTAGATAGATCTAGTGAAAATTCAGTTGAACTGATTGATAAACCATCACCTGCTGTATAAGTAGTATTAGTATCAGATACAGTATTAGCAAAGGTAATCTTATCACTATCTCTAGTAATTGATAAACCTGCACCAACTGCTAAGACAACATCATCTGTACTGCTACCACTTCCTCCAGCTGTAAGTCTAATTTTCTCTTCAGATGTACTATCCCCATCAACACAGGAGACAGTATAAGTTGTATTAGTATCAGATACAGTATTAGCAAAGGTAATCTTATCAACATCTCTAGTAATTGATAAACCTGTACTAGCTGCTAATACAATATCATCTGTACCGCTACCACTTCCTCCAGCTGTAAGTCTAATCTTCTCTTCAGATGTACTATCCCCATCAACACAAGAAATACCATATGTAGTATCAGTATCAGTATCAGTATCATCACCCCATGTAAGTGCTCCAGCAGCATCTGAAGTCTTAAGAACTTTTCCTGATTCTCCTACACCTGCTGGGAGTGTAAGTGTATAACTTGTTGTTACAGCAGCTGGTGCTTTAATTCCTACAGTATATTCATTAGAATGACTATCTTGGAATTTAACAGGTGCTGAATCTTCTAGTGTTATACCTGTTGTAAATGTAGGAGATGTTTTTGTACTATATCGATCTTCTGGATCATTAGCAAAGTAACTTTTCCAAGTAAATAATTTCTCATATGATGAACCATCATATGAACCACCTGTATGATCATAAGTCATTCTTACAGTTAAACCAGCTGCACCTGTAAAATCATCTGGTTTACCCTTAAATGTGTATGTTAGCGCAGGATCACCAAAAGTCCAATCTCCATTAACCAGGCTAGTTGAATTCGTTAATTCATAGTAACCATCACCAGTAGGTGTAAAACCTTTTAAAGCTGCGAAATCATCTTTTGGTGTATATATTACAGCATCAGCCACCGCTGCAGCAGTAGTATCGGCAGTATCTTTAGCAGCATCTGCTACACTTATAGCACTTGTATAACCGCCTGAACCATCAGATTTCCGTGAGTTACTTAAAGCAGTCTCAGCTGTAGTTACCGAATACTTAACCCCTTTAGGGTCTGTACTGGCATCAGTGTTACCACCTGTTAATGTCCAAGTAGAGCCACCATCTGCAGTAGTTGCAACAAGACGATCTGTAGCAAGCTTAGCAGCAGTTGCTGTAGTATCAGCGTCATTTGCAGTTCCTTCTGTCTCTTGAGAAACATAATGAACTTGTGTATAGTTATCGTTTAGGTCTGCTGCACGTAGAGCAGAGCCAGGGTAGAAAGTAGATCTTAGAGTTTCATTAGCTGTATCTCTAAAAATTTTGATCTTTGCGCTAGCTGCTGGAGCTGAGGTAATTTCTATTGTAGTAGCATTGGCAAATGTATATGCACTTGTAGACTGAGTAGTATAGGAAGTTTCACTGCTAAGTTGAATACCTACTTTTACATCAGTTTCTTTTAAATATGGAAATGTGAACGGAAACAACTTATTAGATGCATCCGTTTGAGTTATTATGTTGTAAGTAGCCATGCTTTTACTTTCTTAATTGAAGGATTGTCTTAAGCTTTTGTTGTTCTGATACCTTATTGGCATCTTCAACTCTACCTTGTTCTAAATAATTATCTATAACTTTCTTCGAATCTATACCACCCCATATATCAGGTTGCTCTGCTCTAAGTCTTTGTTCAGCTAGAATCTGAGCCCTTTTTATTATTCTTCTTATCTCTTTATATACAGGTAACTTACTCTGTTCTAATTTAATCTTATCTGCATCATGACCTTGAGCTCTTAAAGTACGTATTTGACCTATTTCGTTATTATACCTTTTACTTTTCATTAATTCCTGTACCTCTAGATAAGGTTGTAATTCACCTATATATTGATAAAGAAGATCACGTTCTTCAGGTGTATACTCTCTTGAACCAGTAGAGTCACTAAGAAGCATAGCGACACCAGGGAATCCGAGTTCTCTTAAATACTTTCTAAAAGGTTCCTCACCGTCACTGACTTTAACAGGACTTAGAGCGTTTAGACCTCTAAGTATTGGATTATCGATCTCATTAATAGGCTTTCCAGTCCAGAAATCTCTTTGTTCAGGTAATGTACTAGATGCTATTGGTATTCTATTTTTAATATAACCTAAGAAATCATTATGAATAGATTTTTGACTAGTAGTTATAGCTTGAGAAACAACTCCTAATGCACCTGAAGCAGGTATCAAACCTCTAACTTCATTTGCTGCTATTCTTCTCAATGCAGTTTCATCACCAGTTAATGCTTTTAATATTGGATCAATACCAGATAAAGCTGTTTGATCTAAGAAAGTTGCTGTAAAAGTCCATGCTAGTTTATAAGTCAGATCTTCCATAATAGAAGAACCTATATCACTTGCATAATAAGCTGCATCACCTACTAAAGTAAGTGCAGCTTCAACACCAGGTATACCACTATAATCGTACCAAGTACCTCCTACATTAATAGTTCTTGGTTTCCATCCATAGTTATCTCTTAACTTTCTACGGTCAGCCGCTCCTGGTGGTCCATTACCTCGTATATTACCACCTAAAGCATAATCAAATAAAGTACCTGATAATAACGTTGCAAACGCTAATCTACCCCGATACTCAGCTCTTAGATTTTGATATATAGCCATAGCAGCTGGTTCTGCATTAAAATCTTTTATACCATGTTCAGCTAAAGCTACTTTAATTTTCTCTATATCATTACCAGCCCAAAGTATTTTTGTATACCTACTCAGACCAGGTATAGCCATTAAAGGTGTATAAGATGTTGCATACTTAACCAAATTATTACCTGTTCTGGGGAACATAAAGAATGATTTAAGAAATGGAAATCTGTCAACTCCATGTTGAATCCATTTAGCTGCACCATCATCTAAGTTCATGGCTATACCACCACTTAGAGTCTTAACTACAGAATCTTTAACAGTCCCATCTAGATTAAATATATTTTTATAATGCTGTTTTTCAGCTCTTTCTAAAGCTTCAAGTGTTATATTACCACCATTCTTTTTAAATACTTCATCATAAGCTTTAACTCTAGATATTTCTGTAGCTATTTTGGTATTAGTAAATGCATCAATACCAGTCATTGCAGTCAATGGTGACCTCATGATAGGCCATCTTGCTATATCTCTGTTAACCTTAGCCCATCTATAGAAAAATATTTTACCATAATCTGCTTGCTCAGTCCATGACTTAGACAAATTCTCTAAGACTTCCCAGGAGTTATCATCTTGAATAATAAAGTCCTTACGGAAAGCATCAACCATAGCATCAGGATCTGTATTAACTTTCTTAATAATTTCCCATGCATCATATAAGGCACGCTTATTTGTTTCAAACATGGCGCCTTGATAATATATAGCTTTCTTTATAGGTTCAAAGCTGTTACCTAATAAAGCTTCTACACCATGACCTAAAAATGAGTTCATACTCCTTAACATTAAGGCTGATGTATTACCTAATCCAGCACGGAATGCAGATATACCAGACAAAACATTATTATATCTAATGGCCCAAAGGCCTTTAGCGAATAAATTCATCCCTTCTTTTGTTGGGCTTTTAATTAAACCTAATGGTGTTATTTTCTTCCAAGCCCATTGTTGCAGTTTCATTAAAGTATCTACATCACCATTTGATAAAGCAAAAGCATCTACCAAAGGTTTCATAGCTAAAGGATTTTTAATTCTTAATTCTTCTAGAGTTTGACGGAAGTCCATAGTTTTAGCATGGAGTGCGTTTTGTGCTTCTGTGAACTCTTTTTGTAGTAAATCTGTAAATTCTTTGGGATTATCAAATCTTGTTAAATTATTCCACCAACCTTTATTCCTTAACTGCCAGCCAGATATATATTTATTTAAAGCATATTCATTGGTTAGGAATGACCATTTATCCATGATACTAGTCATGATCCTATCTTTATCCATTAGCTGACTAAAGTCTTTAGAAGCATTGGATATAGTAGTCATTTCACGTCCTAATGTATCCATAGCCCTTGCTGAAGTTAAAGTAACAGCCCGTCCTAGGTACTTATCAGTAAGATCACGTATAGCAAAAGCAGCGGCTTGTGCATTTACATCATTTATATAATCTATTTTTGTACCATCAATAAGGTTTTTAACATCTCTATTCCTAAGGAATAATTTCCTTACATCTTGTACAGTATTAGCATTGATAATACTTCTATAAATATCCCAAGCTGCAGCATTCATTTCTTTAGCTGTAAACCTAAAACCATCTACAGTTGCATTAAAATTACCTGTATTTCTAGCTTGTTCAGCTAAGTCTACTATAGTCTGTCTTGAGTTACCAGAAACATGTAATCCTTTTCTTAACATAGGATCACTTATAAGAGGAGCTGGGTCACCTTGACTAGTTCCTCGTTTAATTGCTGTAGTATCAGCCATATTCCTAGCAACATTAGCTGTAGGAATACTTTGACGTGCAGTAGAAGCTTCTGAAGATACTTTAGAATATATATCTGGATCATACCTACTAGAAGTAGGATCAGCTTCAATTTTACTTAAAGCAATTTCGTCTGTCTGATTATTTCTAGTGGTCCCGTTACGTTGAATACTAGCTTCTAATGGTTGTATTCTAGTAGCAGATGTAGTTCCTGAATTTAATTGCTCTAATAAAGTCTGCCTTTCTTGCATTAATTGACTTTGATCAGCTTTACCAACAGCTCCTGAAGACAAAGCTTCATCTATTTGAGAGATACGCATTAAGGTATCATTATCAGCAGAATCTAATAAGGATTTAGCTTTATAAGTTTTAGCTGTATTATCTAAACCTTTAAACCAACCCATAATAGGTTTACCAGCAATTAATCCATATCCTAATATATCAGCAACTACACTTAAACCTATAGATTCCCATCTATTCTTTTCTTGTCTTACTTTAGGACTATCTGATTCTAATGTTCTCCATTCTTCTGGTATATTAAGATGAGGAAACCATTCATTTAAATAGTATAAAACATTATGATCTTCTCCTTCATCACTAAGACTAATAACTGCGCCATCTATAGCAGCAGTCATTCCTATAGCAGATAATCCATGTGCTAATCCAGGTAATTGAGCTTTCGCTAATTGAGCATTACCTGTTTTAATAGCTATAATAGTAGGTAGAATGACACTAGTCATTTCCCTAGCTTTTTGTATGTAAGGGTTATCAAACTTAGACCATTCATCCCAGCTATCATCTAGCCTTTCTAAAGCTTCTATACCACTAGCATTGCTGATAGCATCAAATGTAAAGTCAGCTAGAGCGTAACCTGGTATATTAGCTATATCAACTACATCAGATACTATAGGTGTTCTACCTCCAGGTAGATCTAAACCAAGTTGCCTTTTAGCTTGAGCTTTTGGAGTAGGTAGAGATTCTAATCCTTCTTCTTCTTCTTCTTGAGGTTGAATCTCTTCTGTAGGTTGAACTTGTTCTGTAGGTTGAGTCTCTTCTATAGGTTGAACTTGTTCTGTAGGTTGAGTCTGAGAAGAAGGGGTGGGAGTATCTTCAGGATAAAAACCTTGTTTAATTCTGTTCTGACGCTCGATCTCTTGAAGTTTCTCCTTTTGTAATTCACTTAACTCTTCTTCATTCATTTGGATATTCCTAGTTTCTGTTTAGCAAATTGGGTCAAGTTTGTTTTTCTATCGTCCGATGTCATTTCAGATTTAGTTAGAGGTTTGTTAGCCTCTTTAGATTTTTCTGGATTGACTACAGAATCTTTAACAGTCCCATCTTCATTATATATATTTTTATAATGCTGTAACTGATGCCATTCTTCCGTAGTAACAGGACTCTCGATAAATTCTACAGTAGGTGGTACCTTTCTGTCCGGTGTTCCAGGATCATTGTTTGCTGCAATTGTATTCAATTGATCTATGGTTAACTTCATCAGCTCATCATACCTAGATGATAGATTATTAGACATATTATCACGGTTTTGAGGGTATCCTTCTTTACTAGGTATTAAAACAAGTTGGAAGTTTTTTAATTGTTCTGGTGTTCTTATCTCACGTACCAGTTTAAGTATCCCTGGATCCATATTAGATAGTTCTCCAGCTCTAATCATAAGATCCTTCCTCCAATCTGTTTTAATTTGAGTACTATAACCACCTAATTTTAATTGAGCATTCAGTACATCAACAACAGTAATTTGCTTTTCTAATGGTTTATCTTCATTAAATACAGCTACTAAATCATGAACAGTACCTGGCACACTTATCATGGAGTTGTTATTGACCTGATGATCGACAAGTCCAATTAAAGAATCTTTTAGTATAATTTCTTTATCCCATTTTAAAATCTGCTGGTCACTTACATTGTCTTTTAACTTATATGAATTTAGTACTACTTTCCCAGGCTCTTTATCATCGTTTTCGCCAAAAGTAAAATTAGTAAAATAAGCGTTTCCACTTTTCCTTTTAAGAAGGTCACGTGGTGATGTTATATGCCACAAAGAACCAGGATCGTTTTTACCATCTTTTATCTCTGTATGTATTTTATCCCATGCCTTAGAGACTGCTTTAGTAGAAGGTTCATCCTTATCAAGGAAATCCTTAACATATCTTTTAAACCTTCTAAAAGCTCTATATTCTGCAAGCTGTAAACTGCTATCAGATATAGCAGTGGTACTTTCAACTTTCAGTAGGCCTTTTAATAAGTTACTTAATGATTTATTTAAAGTATCACTAGTACCAATAGCAGCCATATTTAGTTCATCTTGAACTTTGGCTTTATTTTGAAACGCTGCTACTACTTTACTTGATACCCAAGGTTCAGTTAATTCAGCAGTAGTTAATAAACCATCTCTTTCTAAGTCACCAAAGTATTGATTCCAATAAGCTTCATTTATTCCATCTATAGATTGAGCGTATAACCTAGCTTGAAGTTTATCTGTGCTCCAACCTTGGTCTTTAGCTAGTTTAATTAAGTGATCTACAACTTGAACATTAAAGCCTCCTGGTAGACTGTTAACGACTTCTTCAGCTTTTTGCTCAAAATCACTTTGTTTTTGTTTGTCGTTAGTTAATTCATTGTTTAGAGCTTTCCTTCTGTTTGAACCTCTTTCCTGAATTAACTCATCTAGACGTGTAATAAATTTTGAACCCCAAGTTAGGTCACTTATTGGCTTACCGTTTTCATCTAAGATAGTTTGATTTTCTAGGAAATCTCTTATTTCATCATCTTCACCAGGTACTAGACTTACATTTTCCATCCAATTAAATATAAGATCGATGGCTTCAGTTCTGTGATAATTTCTATTGTACCCATTTGGTTGTAAACTATCAGGGTTAATAGTCATCATTAATTTGTTTAACGTATTGCTCAAGTACTGCTTACTTATTCCATACGGATTGTCATCCTCAACGAATAAGCCTCTTTCTTTAAGCTCATGTTTAAACAAATTACTTATAGTACCAACAATTTCCTTAGCATTTGATTTACCTTCCTCAAGTCTAGATGTGTTTAATAAAGCATTAGTACTTTGTTTCATTTTCTGAAACATTGGTCCCATGAAATCAGCACTGAGTCCAAATAGACCTCTTTCTTTTAAAAACTCATCTCTTAGTGAAGGTAGGATAGCATCTATCTCTGATGCTTTAGAAAGGTTTCTTTCTCCTAAGCCTTTCTGAAAGAATACTGGCCAATCAGCAGCAGCCATTTCAGAATAAGCTTTCATTTTGCCATAGGATTGTGGTTTGGTTAAACCTGAAAAACTTTGAACTAGCCAAAAAGGTGCTCCAGCTTGTTGAAGTCGTGTAGCCAGATCTCCAGTAATCTTTTCTGAATTTTCTAAAAGTAGTTCAGCGTTGTTTCTTACAATCTCTCGATCTCTTGGTATTCCTTCATTCCAAGCTTTAGTATAAGCTTCAGAGGCTTCCTCATCACCTTTAATTTTACCCATCTTCAGTAAAGCTTCGGCCCAAGTTGTACTTAGGTTCTGAATACTTGAAGCAAATGCTGTAGCGTTATCTTTTTCTTGCTGATGACTTCTTAGTTTACTTCTCAGTAAACGTTCTTCAGATGCCATTCTAGTAGTCCCAGCTTTATCTTCTAATTGTTTTAACTCTTGTCTATTAGCCTCTGCTTTACGGAATGTTTCAGATGTATCTGAGATGCGTCGGTTTGCAAGAGATTCACGTCGTGATTCTTGCTCCTTCATGCCACGTATGACAGTCTGATTTCTTTCGTTAATTCTGTTTAACAATCCGTATGGCATCTGTACAGCTTTATTGCTGCGTCCAGTCGCGTACGACTGAAAATTTGCTTTAGGTAAACGTGCCATTAAATTAATTATTAAGTGATTAGTTCCATGTTAACATCTAAGAAATCATAGATTACACTTAAGAATCCATCTTTCTCTTTAATAACAGCTTCTGGGAATATCTTGATGACTTCCTGTGCTATGACTCCACGGTAACGTGAATTAGGTGCAGACTTATAACTCCATTCATAAATGTTTAAGCCAGATAATGCTTTACCAACTTTAACTATATTCTCTTTTAGGCGTATATCACTGGCTCCAGAAGTTTGGTTAGCAAAATTTCCGCTCTGATATGTTGAAGTATGTTGACTACCTGTATTACCTGTACTACCTATGTTCCAATTTGATTGATAATTAGCAAAGGCAGTTATACTATTACCTAGTCCAGATATAGCATTAGCCCATCCAGCCAGAGAAGACGCCTGAGCGCCTTTAATAGGTTTAGGTCCAAAATCAAACGCCTCAAGTTCTCTAGGCTCTTGGTACTCTGTAAGTGGTGTTGCTAATGGTATTTCAGGTGTTGGTAGTGTTCCAGGATGTATCATTTTATTAGCTAAAGCTGCTAAATTAGCACCATACTGATCTCTAGCTATATCTCTTATAGTAGCTGCTGTATTCCTTTCAGCGCTAATTAATGACTCTGCTAATTTAGCTTGATTCATTCCTAATGATGCCATTACTGCTTGAGCAGCTTTAGCACCAGATCTACCAGAACCTCTTACAATAGCATCACCTTCAGCCATAAGAGATTCAAGAACCATGTCTTGATTTTGGAATGCTACACTTTGAGTTATTTCTTTTAATTTTCTATATTCAGCTTCTTTTGCTGCAGTAGCAGCCATCTTATTATGTGATAACTGTGCTGTGAATAAAGCATTAGATTTAGTGTACTGTTTATTCAAAGATGTCTGTTGATAATTTCTTATCTTTAATGCCGCACCATAACTTTTAATACTATTAGTATCTTTAAAATTCTTTAAAGTTATATCATTCTTTCTTGCTATGTTTATACCTTCTAGAATAAAATCTCTATCGGTTTCAAGTTTCTCCTTCCCATACTGCCAGTTTTGATTATCATATCTAAACTGATCTCTTATAGCTTTGTTCTGCGCTGCTGCTGCCTTACTGGAAGCTCTAGCACCCAAAACCATACCAAGACCACCAAGTACTATACCTGCTGCTCCTAAAGCCTTCTCAGACATATCTTAAGTCCTCCTGTAGAAACGTGGTGAATAATTACCTTCCCACATCATTGAATTTAATGCTACAGGAAAGGGTGAGTCACTGAAAACTCTTACTGTAAAGTTCTCATTACGTTGATGTATAGGAACTATTAATATAGATTGATTACT